AGGGCATAGAACTTTTGGGTTAAAAATTCGAATCAAATCACATGCAGAAGGAAAATGTCAGCCAAAGTAATTCCTAATCTATAACACAATACAAAGAACCTGGTATGGGGGGGAGAAATCCCCCCCTATTATATCAAAACCCAATAAATAAAAAAAAAATGTACAGAAAACCACTATATCACACAACGGAACTGCAGTCTGAAGACCGAGCAGAAGGAGAAACTATCGAACAAAAAATCGAGAGGATCGTGAATTCTGGAGAACCTATTACAGATGGAGCACCACTGATCTACACAGAACGAAAAGATGGAATCAAACCAGAATACGATATCAGAACAGATCGCTGGGAAATTGCAACAGATGCAATGGATAAAGTCCAAGCGGATATGACCGCAAAACGAGCAGAAAGACAAGCAGAAACTCAATTCAAAATAATTGAAGGAGGAGAATCTGGAAAACCAGAGCCAACACAAGGAACTAAAGCAGAAAATGCTTGAAGTACGCATGTGTTCTTATATACCGAGAATAGTACGAAACAATTTTTAGAAAAAATCGCGAAAAATGGACCCAATAATCACAAGCGCCCTAATTAGTGGCGGAGTCGGCTTAAGTAATAATGCAATCCAAGGAGCACTTGGATATGAAAGATCAAAAAGAATGATGGGCATCCAACTATCAAACCAGATGCAATTAAACGCTAACCAATACCGGTACCAAACGCAATTGAACGAGCAAGGAATGAAAAATCAACTTGCAATGTGGAGAGCAACAAATTATCCAGAACAAGTCAAAATGATGAAGGACGCTGGATTAAATCCAGCACTACTTTACGGTAAAGGTGGGGGAGGAGGAGCGACTACTGGTTCACAAACTGGAGGATCAGCACAAGGTGGATCGGCTGCAATGGGACAAGCACCGCCACCAAATTACATGGACATTGCATCGATAAGTAAGATAGGAGCAGAAATTGCTTTAATGAAAGCACAAGAGAAAAAAACACTTGCAGATGCTGGACTATCTGGAGCACAAACAGATCTTGCAAAAGCCGAAATGTACAATGTACACGAGGCAACAAAACTGCTAACACAACAGATAACAACAGAAACGATGAAACAAGAAACAATCAATTTGCAGAATGAAACGATGAAAATTGAAAAAGAATCAAAAGAACTTTCGTTAAAACTGGACAAAGAAACTTTTGATGCAAAAGTTCAAACAATCGAACAAAATCTGGAAAACATGAAACAAACCAATCTAAAGATCATCGCAGAAACAGAAAGCGCACAAATTGAGGCAGAAAACAAGGAAAAACTGATCAAACAACAGATAACATTAAACAACTGGTCTATCGTTGAGGCACAAGTTAGAATTGCGGCTGCTAAAAAAGGGATCGAATTAACGGAAAACCAAATCTGGAAGATGAAAGAAGATGTTTTACAAGGATGGGAAAATGTGCAAACAAACAAAGACGCACTAACAACATCGGAGAAAAATACAAAAGCACTTGCAGATGCTACAATCAAAAGCGCTTGGATCGTCGGAGGTCTAAGTCTGGGAGGTAATATAGCAAAAATGTTCATCCCAATGGGTGCAGCCAGAACCATTGTAGGAGGCTTTGGAGGCAAATGATATGTGCCTATATCCAACGCTTATCAAAAACAGAAAGTACATTGCTAATAAGAAAAATGGGGGGATTATTCCCCCCATTAATGATATCAGAACTACTTATGTACCTATCGGATGTCAAAAATGCATTGAATGCAAAAAACAGAAAGCAAGAGCATGGTCGGTAAGATTACAAGAAGAAATCAGACACGATAATAGAGGTAAATTTGTAACACTATCGTTTACAAACGAGGCACTGGAAGAACTCTACATCGACTGCATACCGAAAATGGAAGAAAGAAAACGAAAAGAAATTTTTTCCTTTGAATCTTACGAGGCATCAAACGAAATAGCAACTTTAGCAGTCAGAAGATTCTTAGAAAGATGGAGAAAGGAATTTAAAAAATCAGTCAAACACTGGTTAGTTACAGAACTGGGCCAACAAAACACAGAAAGGATCCATATCCATGGAATAATATTCTGGGACAATCCAGAAGACATCGAAAAGCACTGGAAATATGGAAATGTTTATATCGGAGAATACACAACAGAAAAAACGATCAATTACATCGTAAAATACATATCGGAACCAGACGAACTGCATCCAACATTCCAACCAAAAACCCTATGCTCAAAAGGGATCGGATCACAATATCTAATAAGAAGAGATGCAGCACTAAACCAATACAAACCCGAAAAAACAAAGGAAACATACACAACCAGAGATGGTCAAAAACTAAATTTACCTATATACTACCGCAATAAAATCTACACGGAAGAGGAAAAAGAGGCTCTATGGCTTCAAAAACTGGATAAAAACGAAAGATGGGTACTTGGGGAAAAAATTTCTTTAAATGGGATGAATGGAGAAAAAAACTACTATCTTGCACTGGAAAATGCACAGAGGATCAATAATGAACTCAAATATGGGACTAACGAGATCGACTGGGACAAAAAAACCTATGAAACGGAAAGGAGGAAACTTATCTGGAAGGAAGCAATCGACAAACTAAAGGAAAGCCTGTAGCGCTACGCTGGTATTGCAAAATTTTAGGTGAAATATAAAATTTCACCAAAAATTTCGCTATGTTTAACTATAAACCTTAAGAAATGATTACTTACAGAATGCGTCAAATAATCTGGAAAACAATGATCAGGGTGGGGGGGATAGTAACAATCTACGAAACAATAAACAACCTATTAAAATAAACAACCTAAAAAAAAAAAAGATGGAAAACCAACCCACCAACCTAATCATCGAGAGAGAGGAAATCGAGAAAACGCCATTCTTGTTAGTAACACACGAGCAAGGATCGTTCATCGCACTGGGCAACTACCGAATCTCGGAAAACTACGAAACTAAGGCAGAGGCTCTAAAATACATCAACACGATAAACTGGGACAATCTATTCAATGTCATGGTGAGTCTGGTACAACACCTAAAAAACATCGAGGTCTCGGACCTCATCGAAACAGAAACATTCAAACTCTAAACTAAATACAAAATGGAAACAACTATTGGAGGAGATCGCTTGGGCAGCGGTAACAAACAAAAAGCCCATCTAAGGAACTACGAAAGATCAACACACGATCTATCTTACATCTGGAGATCATCAATGTCCGCTGGGACATTGGTTCCCTTTATGTCGGAGGTCGCTTTACCCGGGGATTCGTGGGATATAGACTTACAAGCCGAAGTCATGACACTTCCCACGGTCGGTCCGCTTTTTGGATCATTCAAAGTACAACTGGATAGCTTCGAGGTCCCAATCAGACTCTATAATCCAAGACTACACATGAACCTATTAAATGTGGGTATGGATATGTCGAAAATTACACTACCACAAGTACGAGTCGGAGCATTGAGGACAACATCAGCAGCAACTGCAGACAAACAAATTCACCCATCATGTCTATTCTCATATCTGAACCTTCGAGGAATCGGGCGAGGTATCACTGGACAAACTGGAGATCTATGGCGTGATGTAAATGCAATTCCATTTCTGGGATACTGGACAATCTACAAACAATACTACGCAAATAAGCAAGAAGAATATGGGGTTGTAATTCACAACAACATGAACTTCTCAACTTTTGCAACGGTTAGCAGTGCACTTGTATTGCAACCAAACTTCTTGGATGATCTGGTAATAAATAGTGCAAGCATTAACCCAGAGGACTTTTCAATGAACTTTGATATATTGCTACCATCAGACCAAATCGGAAAATATCCAAAAATAAAGTTCGAAGACTATACTATTGCAACCAACGCTGGAAGTTACGCAATTAAAGATCTGTTCAATATAGTTTTTCTTGCAGAAGAAAACGAAACAAACTATGTCTACCGATGCGGAGAACCAAAAGTTATCGGAATAAGTCAATTGAACCAACTAACAGACCTAAAAGTCTACATATCAGAAGGATCACTGCTAAACAACACACCAAAACTAAAGCAATTCGATCTGGAAGATATCGACAAAATGCAACTAAATATCCTATCGGATATTTTAACACCACAATACCAAATTCTGCCTACAACACAATTCGAACCATACAAATCTATCTTATACAAAGGACCCTACGATTATTCAGTAAGGTCCAATCAAGAAGGTCTGGGATGCAAAACATACCAAAGTGATCTATTAAACAACTGGATTCAAACGGAATGGATCGACGGTACAAATGGAATCAGCGCAGTAACATCAGTAAGTACAACTGGAAATAAATTCACAATCGATTCAATTAACTTAGCATCAAAAGTGTACGAAATGTTAAACCGAATCGCAATATCTGGAGGGACTTACGATGACTGGTTATCAGCAGTATACACACACGAAAGAGTAAGAGGAGTAGAATCGCCAGTATACCATGGATCACTAATTAAAGAACTGGGTTTTGAAGAGGTAATCAGTACTGCAGAAACGAAAGTGGATAACAACCTAAACCCGTCTGGAACACTATCTGGAAGAGGTCGAATGTTAAACAAAACCAAAGGTGGAAAAGTGAAAATTAAAGTAAACGAACCCTCCTATATCATGGGTATCGTTTCACTAACCCCAAGGATCGACTACTCACAAGGAAACAACTGGGATGTAAATCTAA